TTATTCTCTTATCTGCAAATGTGAGTGCCAGTCAGTGGGAAAATTAATTGCATTTAGACTGATATTATTTGCATATATCTGGATGAGCGAAGTAAGTTGTGCAACAAAATCATTCCATTCAGAATCACACGGTCTAAGATATTTCATGGCTAATAATAGCTGATACAGACCCTTGTGCTTTTGCTTTGGAGTTACCATATCATTTTGAAGTATTACTGGAGAAGTGTTAAATGAACGGTTATATATTCTTGCATTGTGTGCACAGGTATTCCGTAGTATAACTAATGCTTGTACCCATGATGACAACATATCTTTCGAAGGGACAACAAGATTTCCTTTTTGGGACGTGTATTTATAATATCCTGCCAGTTTGGAAAAGGCACTTCCATTTCCTGTGTTTAAGTTTTTAATAATTCGGGATAATGAACCGAAAGAAAGTACTTCAACAGCCGCCCATAAGGGGATTTTTCCATCATGTTTTTGAAAGTTATGTTTGATAAATACATCGTGGGAACGGGCTATTTCAGAGCATACAGTAGAGTAATTCTTCCAGTAAATCTTTTTATCCTTGAAAGGTGTCGGGTCATTCAGGATAAGAGAATCGCCATAAATAAGCAAACTTTCAGTAAGCCGTACCCTCAGGGCAATTTCTATTTTGGAAAGAAATGAAAAGAGAAGATTGGACAGCCTTGTGTCGAATTCATATAATTTCATTACTTTTTCAAAATCGGTTCCAGAAATATAACTTTTCGTGGCATTGTCATATAACGTATAGGTATAGCCTCTGAGACGATAATATCCTACAGATTGAAGAATGTTTTTTACTTCGTTGTCCGAGGAGATAATCATACCTGCATCTTTGAATGATTGTAGTTGTTGCTCTATAGAGAGTATTTGTTTTGGATAATTATTCATAATTTCACCTCACAAATAGAAAGTCCCACCGAGTTGCGCATGAAAAACCAGAGGCGTGGTGGGTTCTATTAAGTTTATTATACAGAATGTGGAGGAAAAAGCAAGTGTAAATTTTTCTTTTATGGTAAAAATATGAGCCATTATGGAGAGTAAAACGTCCATAGTGGCTGTTTTTATGCGGAAAAAGGGCGAAAACAAAGAAAGAATTGTATGAAAAACACGCACACGAACATACGTTTGAAAAGCTGCGACATAATTGAAAGTAAGTCATAAAATCACGCAAACCCTTTATTTTTGGGGGTTTGCGTGAAAATTTGTTACTAATTTGTTACTAGTTCAAAGTAAAAAGTCATCATTTTAATAGTTCTATTGTCTCACGCAACTGATCAATCGTCTTATGATTGTATACCCTGTTTCCGATATCTTTCGACTTGTGCCCCATGAGCATATCAATACATTTTCGGTTTCCACCTGCATTATCCAGATTCGTTTCAAAGGTGTGCCGTGCCTCGTGTGGTGTCTTGTCGGCATCTATCTTTTTCATCACGCCACCCCAAAACTTATAATAGCCTTGTCTTGACACTTTTTCACCATTGTTGGAAATAAGATAGGTTTCCCCTTGTGCTGCACGTTTCTGGACAAGGGGGAGTATCCTGTGATGGATGGGGACGATTCTTTCTTTCCCTGCGGCGGTCTTGACTCCTCCACGGAAATATCCGTCTTTCAGGTTGACATCTTCCGTCTTCATCCCAAGAAGTTCCGTCAGGCGGAACCCGGTATACAGATACATCAAAACGGTATCTGTCCAAGGTTCTTCTGCGATACTCCACAGTGCATCAACCTGTCCTGCGGTGAATGGTGTCCGTGTTGTCTCGGGTGGCGGCGTTATACTCGTAAGCTGTGAATACATCTTGTCGATAACATCCAGTTCGAAGGCAAAGCGGTCAAGGTGTCCAAAGAGATTTTTGATGGCTGCCTGTGTACTGGATCCATAACCGCAGTTGTCAATGCAGTCCTGCATCTGGTAAGATTTCATGCTGCGGTATTTCACGCCATAATACTTGGTACAGTGTTTGAACGCTGATTGCAGACTGCTTCGTGTGGACGTGCTGAGTTTTGGCATCTTAATTTCCGCCCAACGCTGATACAGTGCGGCAAGAGTTACCTTTTCCCGGTCAATCTCCCATGGGTTATTGTTATACTGGGCAAGGATGATGTTGGCACGTTCTTCCGTCTCAGCGTATCCTATCGGTTTCTGTCTTGCAAACCCCTCCCCGTCATAGACGGTCACTTTCACCATCCACGGCTTGGAGCGGTTCCCTGAAAGTTTTGTCACACAACCGTATCCGTTTGGATTTCTTTTCCCCATAAAAATCATTCCTTTCTTTTTCCGGTCAGAAATGATATAATGGTTTTGGTGTTTTTGATATCATTTCAGACGCTGAACCTCTGACCACGGCAATGGTCGGGGGTTCTTTTTTAGTGTTGCAAAATTGTGATAATCTGATATAATACACTTAACAAGACAGCCGGTGGATAGCTGCCATCTATCCGACCTGGCGGATTAAATTGCTATAAGAATAGCCGTCCAATCTTTACCAGAGAGCAGGACGGCTATTTCTTATGTTTACCATGTGTATCTATGTAGGTCAAAATTCCAACAAGCATCGTAACGAATAAAAAAATGTCAGACCATGTTACCATAAGTATTCCACTCCTTCCTGCAAGACTCAGGTCGGAAGGTGCACGTCCCCCGGCTGCCCGGTTAAATGTATTAAATTGTTAAACTTCTATATCTCCTTTCATGGTTCTAACAATGACGATACCGTTGGTGAAAAATCATTGTTGATATCTTTGAGCGGATTCGATTAGTTCTTTTTTGTACTTATACAAATCAAGAATACTCTCTATGTAATAACGGGTGAAATTTTTATGTTCATCCGGTATCAAAAGCTGTTTCCTTTTTGTGTCTAAATTTAAACGGCATATTGGTTTTCGGTTGTTATTATCATATAAAATGCCAAAATAACTCTCCGTATCACGATAAATAACTTTATCCAATGGGATTGTTTCCCCTAAAATTGCCAATATGATGTTATACGCTTGAAGTTCTTCTTCCGTGGTGACTATTTTACTTTGCGGTTCTTCCAGAGTTGAATCGTTTTCGTCTGTAGTATCCGGTTCCGGCTCCAATGCGGATGAAATTTTTTTGTTTACTAGCTCGCTTACATAATTGTTAAAGGTCTTTTGTACGATAGGTTTGAATTTTTCGATGATTTTTTGCGTTTTTAACCCATCATACACATCAGATAAAATGATTTTTACCAGTTCATCACTTACATCCTCGGATTGTTTTTGAATCCAACCTTTGACCAGAGTGGAGTATTTTAATTCCGATGCCACATTAAAAATGGAGCTTTTATCAAAGCTGTCCTTGCAGAATTTTTTAAGTGCAGTTATCTGGTTATCCCGTAGATTTTCCATGTCAATCTCCAGAAACGGCGTAAGATCCATTTTGTTCGTCTCATCTAAATCGGTATAAAATTTGTAATACAACCCGTTTGTAAGTATAGCAAATTTTGCCGGACACGTTGCAAAATAGCGGAACAACTGAGAATCGTGTTTCGTCAGCTTTTCGCCGCACCATTTACATTCAATGAGTATTTCGGGTTTGCCATCGGAAAGAATAGCATAGTCAACCTTTTCGCCCTTTTTAATGCCGACGTCGGCGGTATATTCCGGACAAAATTCCGCTGGATTGAAAACATCGTATCCTAACAACTGAAAGAATGGTATAACCATTGACATCTTCGTTGATTCTTCATTTGTGATGGAGTCTTTCATTTGAATAACTCGCTGTGCATATTGTTTGATTCCGTCTGTAAATTCCATAACTTCTACCTTTTCCTTTCTTTGTAACACCTTGTAACGCCGACATGTAACGGCAACAAACCCAGTATTTTCAGTAGTGTAACGGTATGTAACGGTAAAATGGCAATTCTTAATATATTTAATAAAATAACTAAGTTAATTAGTTAAAAAAAGAAAAATATATAAGTAGTAGTAAATGCCGTTACACCGTTACACTTTTCGTGTAACCCTTAAAACATGGTGCTTTGGAGGTGTTCAAGCTAATACTTTTGACGATTTTCAACCACCTTGCCAATTATTTCAACAGGCATCTCCATGATTTCTTTGTTTGTGAAGTCTTTGGGTTCGTATGATGGATTAAATGAGATTAAACTAATACCACCTGCATATTTTATCAATCGTTTACATGTAGCTGTGTCGCCATTGATTCTGACAATTACAATATCCCCTGAATCAGCGTCATTCTGTTGCCGGACGATGACAGTATCGCCGTCTGATATTCTTGGAGACATGGAATCACCTTGAATGCGTAGTCCGAAGTATTGTTCCGATTTTGTCCAGTCTTTTGGTATATATTCCCAGTCAATCACATCTTCCTGTGCCTCTATTGGAACACCGGCAGCAACTTTCCCAAGGACTTTGATTGGTGTAGTTTCAATATCTAGGTTATCCACATCTTCAGTCCACCCCATAAGATATGATGGTGTTGTCTGCAAGGCATCAGCAATATCTTTGATTTTGGACTGTTGTAAATCATATATGTCCAGTTCTATTTTGTTAATTGATGACCTTGATTTGTATCCTATCTTTTTGGCGAGTTCATCTTGTGACATTTTTAGTTCAGTCCGCTTGTATTTTATTCTTTGTCCGATTGTCATGGTTTTTACCTCCTTTCTACATAGCATTATATCTTTATGTAGATAAAAAATCAACTAAAATTGAGTTTTTTCTAAAAAAATGTTGACAATACATCGACGAAATGATATTATCGAATAAATGTAGATTATACATCTACAAGAGTCAATCTATGAAAGGAGATTAAAACATGACAAATGAAAGATTGCTGCGAACAAGAATTTCTGAATCTGGGTATAAGATGAGTTTCATAGCATCAAAAGTGGGTATAACATATGCTGGTTTGTTAAAGAAAATAAACAATGAGACAGAATTTAAAGCTAGTGAAATTCAATCTTTATGTGAATTATTAGAAATCGACAATAACCTAAGGGAAGAAATTTTTTTTGCACATGATGTAGATTAAACATCTACAACGAGCTTAGGAAGGAGTGAAAACAAATGAATGAAATTCAGATATTCAACAATGAGGAGTTTGGAAGTATAAGGACAGTAGAAGAAAATGGTCAGATTTGGTTTTGTGGTATGGATGTGGCTAATGCGTTGGATTACAAAAATTCAAGGGATGCAATTTCAAGGCATTGTAGAAAAGAGGGTGTAGTGAAATGCGACACCCCAACCACAAGCGGTATTCAAAGTATTGTTTTTATCAACGAGCCTAACCTTTATCGTTTGATTACACACAGTAAGTTACCATCTGCTGAAAAATTTGAACGGTGGGTGTTTGAGGAAGTTCTCCCGGCACTAAGGAAAACCGGTTCCTATACCATGAAAAAGCCGACCAGACCACTCACCAGTGATGACTATATGGAGGCGGCGAAGATTGTATCAAAGTGTACTCCAATAAAACTAAAAATTGTTCTTGACCTGTTGGAGAAAGGTGGTTTTGATGTTCCGCAGATAACGGATACAGTGGAAAGACTGCCACAGCAAAAAGTGATTATTCCGGATTCCATCAGCGAATTTTTTGACGGAATGAAAGTGAATGATTTTGTTGGAACACCAACGAATGAGGTTTATCAGGAATATGTGGACTATTGTGAAGAAAACGGAAACCACCCCATCAGCAATATTGTTTTCTCAAAATATGTCAACTGTACGTTTGATACAGGTGTTCATACAAAACGCATTGATGGGAAAGTTCGGAGGGTTTTTGTGATTGAGGAGGTGTGAGCGTATGGAGTTCAATGAAAAATTACGGGTAACCATGCAGGAATTGAACATTTCCCAGAGGCAACTTGTCAGTATGACGGGAATCGGAAAAAGTTCCATCAGTCAGTATATCAATGGCAGGAACACACCGAACGAGATACGGCAACGCCATATTGCCTTAAGTTTGGGACTTCCTGAAGATTACTTCCTACAGGGCGTGATTCGGGTGCAGCCCCCGGAGATTGTCAATGTCAGTGGTATTGCAAGAATCCGCACATTGACGGTGCGGGATACTGCAAAGATTATGGGGATAGGCACACAAAAATTAGAACGGGGGATGCAACAGAGACTTTACTCGTGGGGTTATGCAACACGAATGAGTGAAAACAGGTGGTCTTACTGGATTAACGCTAACAACTTTGCAAAGGTGGAGGGAGTAAAGCTCTGATATTGCATGACAGAAAGGAGATGGATTTCGATGGAAATTACAAGACAGAACGTATGTATACCAAGTCTGAATGAAGAGCAATCAGGTCTTCGGTTTGAACTTTTCGAATGGTTAAAAACCAAAGACCTGACTGTTGAGCAAGCGGTCGATTTGTTAGATGTGACCGCACACCAGATTAGACAATCTGCATTAAAACAACCGCTTTAACCTATTTGGTCGAATGCATTTTCAAAGTTGTCTAATGCAAACTGATATGCTTTTGCAAACTCATACAACTCTTGTTCATCACAGGATTTCCCATATTCTTTTTGGTAATTTATGAGTTTAACTTGAGCATAGGCAATAGATAGTTCATGAATTTTTGAAGCATCCAAGAAAACACCCCTTTCCAAAGGGGATTATAGCACAAAAAGAAAGGATGAACATGACGTTTGAAGATATTTTGGATTTACTGGATGATAACACAAAAATCAAAGTTGTAATTAACATGTATGGCATGAATTTTAGTGCCATTCACTGCAAGTGGTACATGTTAGACAATGAAAAACTTAACGAGATTAGATGCGCACCAGTCAAATGTATGACGGTTGTTGACGGGGAACTGGAGGTGACACTTGGTTCAAACTAAACTTCAAACCAATTTCAAACCAAAAAGAGCCCGGAGGAAATGGCTGTTATGATTGCCGCTAAGAATATCAAAGAATCACGATGACAGAAAGGAGGGGATTTGGTGAATCAGATGTCCATTGATTGTATCACACAGCACATAAAGATGTTTCATCAACAGGCGGTTGAAAACAGGGTTGCGGACTTTGGGGAACCATGTTGTAACTGCATGTATCGGGAAAAATGCAATTACAACTGGTTGTCTAAAATGAATCCTGTGCTTTCACAGTCTAATGTGAAAATCAGTATGTTGATTCGGGAGCCTGAAGGTATACCGGACAGCGACCGTATTGATCCAGATGTGGACACTCATCAGAGTTAGGACAAAAATATATGTCTTTCCGATTACCGTTAGACATGGTTCCAAGTATGGGAACTTCTAGATAATCAATCTGGATGGACTGCTTGGATTCAGTGTAAGGACAATCACTGGTAAAGGTGTATGTAAATTTCTTTGCCATATGCAAACCCCTTTCGTTAGATTTCAGTTGTTGACTGATACGAAGATTTTATCACAGGAAAAAGAAATTTTACACAGGAAGACTTAGAAAGAAAGGACGGTGATGAAGAATGTTAAAACGGTGGGCAGTAATTTTCTTTAACACACGCAGTAAAAAACTGCACATGGATGTCTGCCTTGGACACAATGAGGATGAGGTGATGGATACAGTAAAACAAGCATATCAGGATACCACGTATAAACCGCTTAGTGCAACGGAGGTTCCTGAGTAAAGGAGACGAGGTGGATAATTTACATTTCATGCCCCATCAGGAAAGAGTGCTTGACCTGACGGAGCATTATAATCGTGTTGCCTACTACCTGGACATGGGGCTTGGAAAAACTTTTGTTGGTGCTGAAAAAATGTATTTGCTAAATAACCCGGTAAATCTGGTTGTTTGTCAAAAATCCAAAGTGGATGACTGGGTGGAGCATTTCAAAGAATATTATCCAAATTACCAGGTGTACAACCTGAGAAAGAAAAGTGAGTGTCTGACTTTCCTGGAGTATGCGGCAAATGCAGATTTATACCACGAAGAAATAGTTGGTGTTGTGAATTATGAAACGGCATTTCGAAGGTCATCGCTTGCACAATTAAAGGATTATACACTCATGCTCGATGAGAGTCAGTTGATTAGTAACGAAAATGCCAAGCGGTCAAGATTCATTTTGAAACTGAAACCGGAAAGTGTCATTTTACTTTCCGGGACACCGACGGCTGGGAAATATGAAAAGCTGTGGTCTCAGGTCAGGCTGCTTGGATGGAACATCAGTAAAAAGGACTTTTACCGCGATTACATATGCACAAAACTGGTTGATTTCGGCATCGGATTCATGCAGGAGGTGGTTACCGGGTACAAAAACGTTGACCAACTGAAAAGGAAACTGACAGAGCACGGTGCCGTCTTCATGAAGACGTGTGAAGTGCTGGAACTTCCTGAACAAATCGAACAGACAATTTATGTAAACAAAACAAAGGAATACAACCGGTTTATGAAAAATGATTATATCCAACTGGAGGGAGGTGTTGAGTTGGTCGGTGATAACTCGCTGACAAAAATATTATACGCCAGACAGCTTTGCGGACAGTACCATGCGGACAAACTGAGAGCATTTAGTGACTTGTTGGAATCGACAGAAGACAGGCTGATCGTTTTTTACAACTTCACTGCGGAATATTTGAAACTTTCCGAGATTGTGAAGGCGTATAAAAGACCGCAGTCTGTCATTAACGGACAGGGGAGACATCTGGAAGAATATGACCGCTGTGATAACAGCGTCACATTTATCCAGTATCAAGCCGGTGCGATGGGTGGTAACTTTCAAAAGGCGAACAAAATTGTGTATTTTACGTTGCCGCTCGGGAAAGGTTCGTGTGACTTGTGGGAGCAATCCAAGAAACGTATCCACAGGATAGGTCAGACGGAACCGTGTTTCTATTATTATCTGCTTGTAAGGGGCAGCATTGAAGAAAAGAACCTGAAATCATTGAAGGTTGGAAAGGATTATGTTGATGAATTATTCAAAAAACATTAGTAAAAAGGGTGCCGTAAATCGTCTCATCATGACATGGGTGATTGCTGCACTTGTCGGGGTATTGATTGGAAGTGTAGCTGTATTGGTGTTGTATGTGAGAAAGAACAGCACGAAAGTCGTGGAGGGTGAGACGGAGGTGTTTGGTGCGTATGATAACAATGAGATTACGGAGGAAATATCACTTGACTGGGAGGATGACGGGACATTTCAGGAGTCTGATATCTCGCTGGATGCAGACATACAGAAATTCACGTATTACCTGTGTAAAGGGTACAACGTGGACTATTATCTCGTGCTTGCCATGATGGATGTGGAAAGTGATTTTCAATCTGACGTTGTCAGCAATACAAATGACTATGGTCTGATGCAGATAAATCAGAACAATCATGAATGGCTGACGGAAACGCTTGGGGTTGATGACTTTCTGGATCCTTACCAGAATATCCGGTCAGGTGTGTTTATCCTGCGTAAATTATTTGAAAAATACGAGAAAACATCACTTGTATTGATGGCTTACAACATGGGAGAGTCCGGGGCAACCAGACTGTGGAAACAGGGGATATATTCCACTGACTATACGGAAAAGGTATTGAAGTGCCGGAAAGAATTGGAGGGGAATACATGAAATATGGAAAGTTACAGAGTGATATTTTAAAGGCAGTCATCTCAGGAAAAAAGAAATCGGAAAGGTATGTCTACGGTGAAACAGGTGACGATGTTGTCATCTTTGTGGACAGGGTGATTGGATACGTGATGGACAAGCGTGACCTGTATCTCGACATCGACAAATGCGAGCTGAAAAAAATACCCGTTAAGGGATTTTTTTCGAAGACTGACGGCTCTTATTATGCAGTAAAGACAGGGTACATGCGGCATCTACAGAATGAAAATGGGAAGTCAATCGATGTTGTGAAGATTGCAAATGAAAAAACGTATGCGTGGGTTGATACCAGACTACTGAAATTGTTTGATGATGATTGTCAATATGAGATTAGTGCACCGAATCACCCGGTATATGTGTATGAGAAAACTTGTCTGGTAGGTATGCTCTTACCGGTAGCAGTAAAGGAGGATTAAGAAGTGAAAGCAATTATCAAATATCAACAGGATGGTGTTGATACGGAAATTCATTTTGACAATGTCTATAGGGTTCGTCAGAAAGGTGACAGAATTACGCTGATTGACGGAAATGGTTACAAGTTAAAGTGCACCAACAGGGAGCTTAGAAATAATCAGATGGAGATTGTCTTACTTCCTGATGAGACAGACCATGGCAGTCTGCCGTTGGGGGCGTTTTAGATGGCGGCGGAAAAGAACTTCGAAAACAGGGTTAAGAAGTTCTTACGGGAAAAGGGATGTTGGTTCATCAAATACTGGGGCGGTGCCGCCTATACAAAAAGCGGTGTCCCGGACATCCTAGCCTGTATCAATGGTGTTTTCTTTGGAGTCGAACTGAAAGCACCGGACGGGAAACCATCTGACCTGCAAATTTATAACCTGCGTAAGATTCACGAGGCAGGCGGCAAAGCAATTTTGTTGTATCCGGATGATTTTGATTTATTCAAAGAACTTGTGGAAGTTCCTGAGGATGAGGAACGATATGAAGTATTGTCATCAAGGTGGAAACACCTGAAATAAAAAGATATGGAGGTTATTTTATGGCAAAGAGAAATGTAACAAAAGAGGAAGATGCGGTGCGTGATGAAATCATAAGCACATTGTCAAAGGTTAAGCGTGACGGCATGGATGATTTGATTGCTTGTATGGATTTGAACGGATTTTTTGACGCACCGGCTTCAGGGGGGAATCATGAGCATGAACCTGGAGGTCTTGCCCGTCACTCCTTGAATGTGTTTCACACGATTGAAAAAATGGGTGCAGCACTGCTTGGTGATGGGTATGCAAATATTTGCGAATCTGCGTGGATTTGTGCGTTACTGCATGACCTGGGGAAGATGGGGGACTACGGCAAACAGATGTATGTGCCAAACATTTTAAAGTCCGGCAAACAGTCAGAATCAAAACCGTGGGAGCGAAACAAGGATTTGCTGCCCATTGACCACGCTACACGGTCAGTCAAGATTGCAAGTCTTTATATTGACTTAACGGAGCATGAAGAGTTTGCCATCAGGTATCATGACGGACTGTATGAAACTGCCAACTATGGTGTAAAGGGGAATGAAACACCACTCTACATGTTGCTGCACTGGGCGGACATGTGGGCAAGTAAGATTTTGGAAGGAAGTGAAAAGTAATGGGCGTTGTGTGTTTAATCATAGGGATGTCCGGGACAGGAAAATCAACAAGTCTCAGAAATATGGGACGGGACGAAATAGCGTTTGTGAACGTCTGTGGAAAACCGTTACCGTTTAAGGGCGGTGAATTTGAAGAAACAATGACCGGCGACAGTTACCCTGCAATCAAACGATTTATCAAAAATACTACAAAAGGTTCTATCGTAATCGATGACGTGCAGTACCTGATGGGAAATGCATTTATGCGAAGAATTTCAGAGACGGGTTGGCAGCGGTTCAATGAGATTGCCCACGACTTCAATGACCTTTTGGATTTTGTCTTGTATGAATTGCCAAAGAATAAGATTGTATATTTTTTGGGGCATACAGAAAAGGACAGCGATGGTGTTGAAAAGTTTAAAACGATGGGAAAAGCAATAGATACCTGTATCTGCGTAGAGGGGAAAACATCGATTGTCTTGAAAACATATGTCAATGACGGACAGTATTATTTCCTGACACGGAACAACGGCAGGGACACCACGAAAGCACCGATTGATATGTTCCCATCGTATGCCATCGATAACGATTTGAAATATGTCGATGACAAAATTCGTAATTATTATGAGTTGGGAGATTATAAGCCGGATGAAGAAATGGCATCCGTTGATGCGGAACATATGGTTGAGGATGTTGAGGAAAAGCCAAAGAGGAAACCGAGGAAAACCGCTGCGGAAGTCCAGAAGGAAAATGATGAAAAGGTGGTACAGTACCAACAGGCGCGTGACATTGCCGTTGAAAAGAAGCTTGGTGACCGGGATGAGATGGAGTTTGAAGAATACAAAGAGGCAACTGAGAGCATACCGCAACCGAAACTGGAAAAGGTGCCACGCAGAACAAGAAAAGAGCGTGATGTTGTTCCAACAGAGCCGCCAACAGAACCGGCACCGACGGAAGGTTTTATGAACCCGACACGAAGAACAAGAAGAACACGTTCATAGAATAGAAAGGAAGGTAAATAACATGGCAGTTGATTTTAGTAAATTTGATAATCAGATAGACAAAGAGGCATTAAAAAAAGAGTATGAAAACACATCAGAGGTCAATTATGACCCGGTACCGCGTGGAGATTACATCGTTAGCATTGACAAGATGGATGTGAGGGAGACGAAGTCAGGTGACAAGCTGATGTTTACCATGCAGTGTCGTATTGTGCAGGATCTTCAGGACGGTCATCAGGAAAACCGTGTGATTTTCTTCAACCGTGTCATTCTTGGAAACAAGAAAACAGAAAAATGGGGAGACTCTCAGGCTATCAGGTCAGTCAATACCATACTTCGAAAGTTTGAATCCGGAATTGAGCCGGAGTTTCACCAAGATTATACCGATTATGGCAATCTGGTGGAAGAAATTTTTGACGAAGTAGCAGGGGCAATAGAGCTGGAAGTAAAATACGATCCGAAGGAATTTAATTCCATAAGTATCGTTGAAGTATATGACAAGTAGTTTTTGCGTGGTGTGGGTGTTTTTGCCCACACCATTGTTTAAAGGATGATTGGTAATATGATTTTTTACGATTTTGAAGTTTTTAAATACGATTGGCTTGCTGTGTTCGTCGATACGATGTCCCAAGAGGAAAAGGTGATAATTAACTCACCCGATGAGTTAAAAACCCTCTACGAGCAAAATAAAGGGGTTGTATGGGTGGGATTTAACAATAAGCACTATGACCAGTACATCATGAAGGGAATATTGCTTGATTTCGACCCGAAAGAAATCAACGATTGGATTATTGTAGACCATAAAGAGGGCTGGGAATTTAGTGGTGTGTTTCGGGATAAAAAAATGATTAACTATGACGTGATGCCCGGACGGGATAAGGATACACAGCGTGTCGGATTAAAGACCATGGAGGGGTTCATGGGGGCGGACATCAGGGAGACAGGTGTCCCGTTTGACATTGACAGAAAACTCACGGAAGAGGAAATTGAGGAAACCGTCAGATATTGCAGGCATGACGTGGAGCAGACATATAATGTGTTTATGCAGACGATTGACAACTTTAACGTCGTGCACGGAATCATTCATGCCTTTCCTGACATGGTGAATTTATCGAATATCGGTGACAGCGAGGCACGAATCACATCCCGTGTGCTCGGGTGCAGGAAACGAAACTTTCACGATGAATTCGATTATTTCTTTCTTCCGTGCCTCAGACTTGGCAAGTACCAGTATGTGATGGATTGGTTCAAAAATGCTGCGGAAGACTGCACGTACGAGATGAGACGGAAATACAACGACCCGAAAACCAAAGAATCAGACCGTGAAAAGTATGATTATATGGATGAATTTGCTTGGTCAAAATATTTCTACAGCCGTTCACTCACAATAGACGTGGCAGGAATACCGCACACGTTTGGCTTTGGTGGTCTACACGGTGCCCCGACGGAGCCGGTACATCTGACAGGTGGACTGTATCACGTTGACGTGAACAATTATTATCCATCCATGCTGATTGCATGGGATTTGGTGACGAGGGCTGCCACAAACGACAATTTCACCAAGGTGTACATGACACGAAAGAAATTGAAGTATAAACAGACACATGCCGCATCCAAGGAAGAGGCAAAGAAATATAAAAAGATGCAGCTTCCATACAAAAAAATGCTGAATGCCCTTTCCGGTGCCATGAAGGACAGGAACAATCCTGCGTATGACCCACGAAATAACAACTGTATGTGTATCAATGGTCAGCTTATGTTATTAGACCTGATTGATAAGCTGGAGGCGATACCGGGGTTCCGTCTGGTGCAGTCCAACACGGATGGTCTGATTGTACAGCTGCCGGACACAGACGAGGCATTTGGCATGATGGATGATATCTGTTTTGAGTGGGAGAGCCGTTGTTCTACGGAAAAGTGCGGTATTTTGTTGGAACTTGACACGATACATGAAATCTATCAGAAAGACGTAAACAGTTATCTCTGGGTTGACTCAGACGGTGGTGTTGAGCGTATCGGGACATACATCAAAGAGCTGTCACCGATTGACAATGACTTCCCCATCCTGAATAAAGCCTTGGTAGAATACATGGTCAACAAAACACCTGTTGAAGATACCATTGGTCAGTGCAACAAACTGATTGAGTTTCAGAAACTGGTAAAACTGTCAAACAAGTATAAATGGGTGGAGCATGAAAACGGTGCACCAAGGGTGGATGAAAAAGGAACATATCACTATAACGAATCCACCAAATACACCTATAAATCCTATCGTGTGTTTGCATCCAGACGGGAGACAGACGGGAGACTGTTGAAGTGCGGCGGTAAGACGGGGAAACCGCAGAAGTTTGCCAACACGTCAGACCATTGTTTTATCTTCAACGGGGACGTGACGGGGGTGAAAGTTCCGCCTGAATTGGATAGGCAGTGGTATATTGATTTGGCAAAAAAACGATTAAAACACTTTGGACTGTAGAAGGGAAGTGAAAAAATTGGATATATATTATACACGTGGAGAAATGCACATCAATGTGCCGGTATTTCTTGAAACGCATAATATAAAAAAGTTTAAAAAACTGCTACGGGTAATCGAAAACAGTCGGGAACCTGAGTTAAAAGATACATTGGAAGAAAACATTGCGGACTGTCTGGATGAGACGAAGGAAATGATACGGCAATATGACAGGATATATACGGCATATCGTGACAAACTGTCTTTTGCCGCAAAGGAATATAATCAATGGGTCAAGTATCGTGACCAGTTTAAAAGAGGCAGTAAAAATTACAAAACGATGACACCATATGTGAAAAACGCAAGGAAACAGATGCATGACATGAGGAATGCCATGACGGGGGTGGAACGTGACATGAAAAGGCAACAGGGACAGAAGGCATATTATGAAAAGTGTCTGAAAGTGATACGGGGGTGACTTTATCAGATATGTTATACAAAGGTTATATCATGACAGAGGGGAAAAAGAGCCTTGAAAAATTAAAGGGCAGGCGAAAATTCAAGTCATATGATGAAGTCGCAGATTTAGACGGATATGCCGGTGTGCTTGCGGATGACACGATACTTGTGGACGTTGATGATACCACACAGGCGGAAATTTTAATGAACATCGTCGAGGATTATCAGTTAAACTGTAAAGTCTTATGTACGAGCCGTGGCAAACATTTTTTGTTCAAAAATTATAAAAAAGTGACAAAAAACGGCAATGATTTACCGCTTGCCATCGGAATTCATGCAGATATTAAGATTGGAGCACACACTTCTTACGAAGTTCTCAAAATAAATGGCGAAGACCGTTTTTGTGAATGGGACAGCGATGAGTATCAGGAACTGCCAAAGTATCTCTGTCCCGTCAGAGCGTCAACGGATTTTGTCAACATGGGCAATGGGGACGGAAGAAATCAGGCATTATTCAACTACATACTGACACTGCAAAGCAATGATTTCACGGTGGAGGAAACAAGGGAAGCCATCCGCATCATGAACTACTATGTGTTAAAGGAACCGTTGTCAGAGGATGAGTTGGAAGTCATTCTTCGGGACGAAGCTTTCCAGAAACCGGTATTCTATGTCGGGAGCACGTTTCTTTTTGATAAGTTTGCAACGTACCTGAAAAACAGCTGCCACGTGGTAAAAATCAACCATCAGCTGCACATCTACAAAGATGGTGTGTATGTCAGCGGATACCGTGAAATCGAGGCGGCAATGATTACGCTGATACCGAACCTGAGAAAGACACAGCGTCGGGAAGTGCTCGACTACATGGAACTGATAGTTGATGAAGTGGAAGCGTCTGACGCAAACATGATTGCGTTTAAAAACGGGATTTATGACATTGCAGAAGACAGACTGATGCCGTTTAGCAGTAATATGGTAGTAACCAACAAGATTCCTTGGAATTATAATCCGTCTGCTTACTGCGAACTTGCAGACAATACACTGGACAAACTTGCCTGTGATGATGAAAGCATCCGGTCACTCCTTGAGGAATGTATCGGATATTGTTTCTACCGCAGGAACGAACTTGGAAAGGCATTTATCCTGACAGGGGACAAGAACAACGGAAAATCAACATTCCTTGACTGTGTCAAAGCGGTCATGGGTGACGATAATATCTCGGCACTTGACTTGAAGGAACTCGGTGACAGATTCAGCACGTCAATGATGTTTGGAAAATTGGCAAATGTCGGGGACGATATCGGGGATGACTTTCTGCAGGGTTCTCAGGTGGCAGTATTTAAGAAAATCGTCACCGGCAACAGAATCAAAGCGGAACGGAAAGGTCAGGATCCGTTCGAATTCAACCCGTATGTGAAACTGCTATTTAGTGCCAACAATATCCCACGCATGAAGGACAAAACGGGGGCAGTGTTGCGGCGTCTGGTAATTATACCGTTCAATGCGAGGTTTTCAAAAACAGATAAGGATTATGACCCGTTTATCAAATACAAACTGATTCAGGAAGACAGCATGGAATACCTGATTTCGTTGGGGATAGAGGGGTTGAAAAGAGTGATAACAAACAACGGATTTACACAGTCCCGGAAGGTGCAGAAGGAACTGGAGGAATATGAACAGGCAAACAACCCGATTATATCTTTCATCCGTGAGTACGGTGTTGATGCAATCACATATGAACCGACAAACGAGGTGTATCAGAAATATCAGAGTTACTGCATAGACAATTCATTAACAACAATGTCAAATACGGTTTTCAGCAAACAAATTAACATGCGTTTGGGGTTAGAGGTAATCACGAAACGTGTCAACGGCAAAGTCCGGCGTATTTTTGTGCCGGCAACGGAGGAAAAGAAATGAATGATATGAAATACAATGGGGAGGGGTATTTGGATCCGACTGCATATCTTGGAACGAAAGATGTGATTCGGACAGACAAGAGAGCGAATGATTTAATTTATGTACTAAAGTACATTATCCGACAATCAGGATTTGAATTGTTGGATAGGATAAAAATTCGTGATAAGCAGTCAAAACGGGAATATAAGTAAAAAAGTTAAAGCAAAGTCCGTCTTTGTAACGGGGAGGTGTAACGGCTGAAACCTCGATAAAATAAGGCTGTAACGGTATGTAACGGTAAAATGGCAATTCTTAATATATTTAATAATATTAAGTAATTAACTTAGTTATTTTATTAAAAAGAAAAATATATAGTAGTAGTGGGGTTTTTACCGTTACATACCGTTACACCACTGAAAATACTGGGTTTGTTGCCGTTACATGTCGGCGTTACAGAGAAGAAAGGGGAAAAATGAAAGCGAAGGAGTATTTGAGGCAGATTGAGAAACTTGACAAGTGCATTGAGCAAAAACAGATTGAGTATGATGAGCTGCGGCATCGTGCAAAAACGTCAGGGGGTATCCAGTATGGTGAGAGAGTGCAGACAAGTCCGACGGGGGACACGCTGGAGAGGAAAGTGGTCAATTATGTGCAGCTTGAAAAAGAGATTGATGACATGATTGACCGGTTTGTTGACCTGAAACATCAAATCATTGATGAGATACAAGAGTTGTCTGATGTAAATTACATTGACATCCTGTTTAAACGATATGTGCAGTATAAGAGTTTTGAACAGATTGCCGTGGAAATGGGATATACATACGACTACACGAGACATCTACACGGATATGCTCTTGATGCATTCCGCAGGAAACATTTGAAAGTAAACACAAAATAACACATTTGGGTGTGTTATAATGGCATTGTGAAAAATTGCTTATGTCGAAAGCCTTGAATGGAAATACCCTCCTGCCATTCAAGGCTTATTTGTTATGCAGAAAGGAAGTGAATGCCCGTGGCGAAAGGAAAATACGAACAATGGTTGACACATGAAGGTTTGTTGCGGCTTGAATCATGGGCAAGGGACGGTCTGACGAATGAACAAATTGCGCACAACATCGGCATTAACACAAAAACATTATGGGATTGGTGTGTTAAGTATGACCCGATTTGTAATGCCCTAAAAAGGGGGAAAGACGTTGTTGACATTCAGGTTGAGAACGCTTTACTAAAAAGGGCGCTTGGGTACACGTATGTTGAAACAACAAAAGAAAGAATTATTGATACCGGTCAGAAGAAAAGACATGGTGGCGAGCAAGAGTTGACAGAAAAAGAATGGGAGCTTTCAGTCAAGTATTTTGGCAACAGGTGTTGTTACTGTGGAAACCACATGGATAAACCAACCAAAGACCATATTATCCCGCTAATATCCGGTGGAAAACTATCAGTTGATAATGTTATACCGTGTTGTAGAAGTTGCAATTCAAGCAAAAAGGACAATGAAATGCTTTCATGGTATCAGGGGCAGCCATTTTATAACAAGGCAAGGTTGCAGAAAATTTATGATTATCTGGATTTTGCATCTGGTGTTGCATCTATATTGGATGACTTCAGTGGGGAACTGATCACGACAAAGGAAGTCACGAAAGAGGTTCAACCTGACACAACCGCACAAATATTCTGGTTGAAGAATCGCAGACCTGACCGATGGAGAGACAAAAGGGATGTTTCTGTTGACGGTGAAATCAACACGAACAATCCATTTCAAGGTCTGACAACAGATGAACTAAGGAAGTTGATTGAAAGTGAAGAATAATGCACTGATTAGAGGAGCAAAGTGCGAATTGTCAAAAAGGGATTTTTGGCAGTATTGCAGGACAAAAGCACCTGACTTCTACAAGAAAGACAGGAAATTTTTGCACGAATTTTGTGACGACCTTCAATCTTTCATCAGTCCTGATGATAAGCATGAAGTGTTGGTTGTGAATATGCCCCCACGTCACGGCAAATCACGGACAATAGGGAATTTTGTTGAATGGGTGCTTGGGAATGACCAGAAACAAAAGATTATGACAGGTTCATACAATGAAACCCTGTCAACCAACTTTTCCAAGAACGTGAGAAACACCATTCAGGAATTAAAGGGTGATGTTGATAAAATCATTTATTCAGACATTTTCCCCGGCGTGAACATAAAGCGTGGCGATGGTGCAATGAATATGTGGTCATTGGAAAATGGCTATAATAATTATTTGGCAACTTCACCGACCGGTACCGCAACAGGTTTCGGTGCATCCATCATGATTATTGACGACCTGATTAAGTCGGCACTGGAAGCAAACAATGCGGATACCCTTGAAAAACATTGGTCTTGGTTCACTGACACCATGCTTTCGCGTTTGGAAGAAGGGGGAAACATCATCATAGTCATGACACGTTGGCATAGTCTTGACCTTGCCGGACGTGTCATTGAAACATATGGGGATAAGGTTAGAGTGGTTCAGTACAAAGCAGTTCAGGATGACGGTTCAATGCTGTGTCCTGAAATTCTATCAAAGGAATCGTATGAATCCAAAAGAAAGGCTATGGGTGTAGACATTGCAGAGGCGAACTATCAACAGAACCCGATTGACATTAAGGGACGGCTGTATCAGTCATTTAAGACATATACTAAACTGCCTGTAGATGCAAACGGTCAAGCGATATATTCAGCGGTAAAGAACTACACTGATACGGCTGATACTGGTGATGACTTCCTTTGCAGTATTGATTATGTGGAATACAACCGTGAAGCGTATGTGATTAACGTCATTTATACAAAAGACGGTATGGAGATAACAGAGCCGGCGGTTGCCAAGATGCTGTTTCAGGATCATGTAAATGTTGCTGACATTGAATCGAATAACGGCGGTCGTGGTTTTGCGAGGAATGTTGAATCAATACTGAGAAATGTTCACCATTCAAATAATACCGTCATACATCCGTTTTTTCAGTCTAGGAACAAGATTTCGAGAATCCTGTCCAATAGCACTTGGGTGATGGAACACATTTATTTCCCGGTTAACTGGAAAGACCGTTTCCCTGATTATTACCTTGCAATGACAAGGTACCAGAAAGAGGGAAAAAATGCACATGATGATGCACCTGATGCGACAACAGGGATTGCAGAAAAGATTGGTGCGGGTGATACATTTAGTTTTGATTAGAGAAAGGGGTGAACAAATTGCCCGGTTTAGATTATTTGATTGACAAAGTAACCCATTTTATCCTATATGGCATCAATGGGGATATGAGCAATCGAGAGTTTTTGGAAGAATCTATTATGCGGTGGAAAGGTTCACCGGAAAGACAGTTGCAGATAAAAGGTCATCTGTATTATGACAATGAGCAGGACATTTTATTGCGAAAACGTACCATGATAGGCGAAGATGGGAAACTCCAAGTTGTTGAAAATCTGCCAAACAATCAGAATATTGATAATCAGTATGCGAAGATGGTCAACCAGAAGACAAACTATCTATTCGGTCAGCCTTTTGCCATTGAATGTGACAATGAGCAATATGCGGCACTTCTGAAAGAGGTGTTTAATAAAGCGTTTATGCGTATCCTTAAAAAATCGGCAAAGTACGCTTACAACGGCGGCATTTCGTGGCTGTATCCGTACTATGACGATGAGGGAAACTTTACATTCAGGGTGTTTCCGGCATATGAAATTCTTCCGTTTTGGAAAGATTCAGACCATACCAAACTGCAAGGTGCAGTCCGGCTGTATCTGGTGGCAGGGTACAATAAAAACATCCCAGTGATTATTGAAAAGGTGGAAGTCTTTGATATGTCAGGGATACACCGTTATATTTTAGACGGTTCCACGCTGATTCCTGATTTAACGGCGGATGAGCAACATTCTTCCTACGTCACTATGACGGATGGCGACGGTGTCGGCGAGGGATTAAATTGGCAGCAAATCCCACTGATTCCAATGAAACGGAACGAATTGGAAATGCCATTGCTTAAAAATGTCAAGTCGCTGCAAGACGGTATCAATGTCATGCTGTCAGACTTTGAAAACAACATGCAGGAAGACGCAAGAAACACGGTTCTGGTGTTGAAGAATTATGACGGCACAAACCTTGGTGAGTTTCGAAAGAATCTTTCTACGTATGGTGCCGTAAAGGTTCGGTATGACAGTGAGACAAAAGGCGGCGTGGAAACGCTGCAAATCAACGTCAATGCCGACAACTACAAAACCATCATCGAGGTATTCAAGAAAGCCCTGATTGAAAACGCCATGGGTTATGACGCAAAAGATGACCGTCTTGGTGGTAATGCCAATCAGATGAATATTCAATCTATGTATTCTGACATTGATTTGGATGCCAATGACATGGAAACAGAGTATCAGGCGGCGTTCGAACATATCCTGTGGTTTGTCAATGCCCATTTTGCCAATACCGGCAAGGGACATTATGAAAATGAACAGGTCAATATCATTTTCAACAGGGATATCATGATGAATGAATCAGAAATCATTGATAATTGTCAAAAATCAGTCGGTATCCTGTCAGATGAGACAATCATAGGTCAACATCCGTGGGTGGATGATCCTGAACTGGAAATGAAGCGTCTGGAGGAACAAAAACAAAAGTCTCAGGAAGACATGATGTCCCAGTACAATCCATTCGGTCAACATGGTCAGGATGAGGATGATGTAGATGAAGATGAAGAATAGCCAATACTGGAAAAAGCGTTTTGAAGACTTGGAGCAATCCCAGAATAATATAGGTTTGGGGTGTTATTCTGATATTGAAAACCAATACAGGAAAGCACAAAAACAGATTGAAGGTCAGATTGCCACGTGGTATCAACGGTTTGCAGATAATAACGGTGTCACAATGGCAGATGCCCGGAAGATGTTGACAGGGAAAGAACTGGAAGAACTGAAATGGGACATCAATCAGTATATTCAGTATGGCAAGGAAAACGCTATCAACGGAACATGGGTGAAGCAGTTGGAAAATGCATCCGCCCGGTATCACATTTCAAGACTTGAGGCGTTGAAACTGCAAACACAACAGAGCATGGAGGCAATGTTTGGAAATCAACTGGATTCCATTGACTCCACCATGAGGAAAGTATACAAATCCGGCTACTATCACACAGCCTATGAGATTCAAAAAGGCGTTGGTGTTGGTTGGGACTTTGCATCACTGGATAATAAAACCGTCTCCAAGGTCATCAATAAACCGTGGGCAACGGGCGGGAAGAATTTTAGTGAAAGGGTGTGGGGCAATCGTCAGAAACTGGTCAGTGAGTTAAATCAGACGCTGACGCAAAACATTATACTGGGAAAAGACCCACAACAGGCGATAGATACTATTGCCAAGAAAATGAAAACGTCAAAGAGTGCCGCCGGTCGTCTTGTGATGACAGAGGAGGCATTTTTTAATGCAGCGGCACAAAAGGACTGTTTTGCAGAATTGGATGTGGAACAGTTTGAAATTGTTGCAACACTTGATTCCCATACTTCTGAAATCTGTCAAGATATGGATGGAAAGCATTTCCCCATGTCGCAGTGGGAGGTTGGTGTCACGGCACCTCCATTCCACGTGTATTGTCGTAGCACCACAATACCATACTTCGATGATGACTTTGGCAGCGTTGGGGAACGTGCTGCAAGAGGTGAGGATGGAAAGACATATTATGTGCCGGCTGACATGACGTATAAGGAGTGGCAGAAGTCATTTCTGGACGGTGGTGATAAGTCAGGACTGCAAGAGGTCAAATCTGATGCTGTACCAGATAAGGTTGAAAAAGTCTCTGAAAGTAGTACAATGGACTTAAAAACGAAAATTGCTGAAACAAACACTCAGATTGAGAGCTTGAAAAAGCAGTTTAGTGATATCACAGACGGCTACGCTTATGACGATTGGTTTAGTGATTTTTCCTCCATTGAGGAAGGCTATGGTGAAGCATCCGAAAGTGATGAAACATTTACAAAACTCAAAAAACTTGACCAAGAGATAAAGGAGGAAACAAAACAACGGTCAGGTCTATTGACACAAAAAGAAAAACGTGGTCAATTAGACACGGGATACAGCGGCAAGATACCCGAGGAAAAACTTGACGAATATAACGCAAAAGCGTTCGAGCAGATTAAGAAGGACACAGGGTATTCTGACAAAAAAGCCACGGAACTTCATGATGCTCTGAAAGAATATTTTGGTGGTAATTATGAGGAAATCCTGACAGGGGACACAAACTTGGCGAAGATAATCAGTGATGGAATTGATTTAATGCCAACGTATGACGGTTCAGTTTATCGTGGTATGCTTATGACAAATGAAGATGTACAAGCGTTTGTTAATCTTCGCGTAGGAGACACAATTCCACAAAGAGGAATAATGTCAAGTTGGAGTAGTGAGCGAAATGTAGCGTTGAGGTCATTTGCTTGCACGAACTCCTACGATCGAAGTTCGGTCTTGCTTGAATGCGAAAGTAATATTACAGGTGTCGGTGTGCAACATATTTCTAAATTTGGAAACGCAGAAGCCGAGGTCTTGTCCAGTGGCAATTACGAAGTTGTTGAAATTGTCACAGAAAGTAAATACGATTATTTATCACAACATAAAAATGAGCTATGGTTTGCTGATGATTTAGAGTTTGAGGCAGACCACATGAAGAAGGAGGTTGTATGTCGGATAAAAGTAAAAGAGAAAAACTAGTGTCTGAATACAAAGAGTTGTTGAGACAAGCAAGAGAGTCCACAACAAGAAAAGATGAGGAATATTTTTTAAAACTAGCAGGTGAAAAGTTTGACGAAATTCGTATTATACAATGCGGTGGCGATAGAAATATCGGAAGGTTTAGCACGTTTTGATGAAATGAAGGAGGTGAAACATGGCAAGTGATGATTATTTTGTATTCGTATACAAGGTGTTGTCATACCTTTATGACTGCCTGAAAGGGAAAAAGGAACTCGATTTTGAGTATCTTTCGCCACTTACGAAAGATTTTCCGATAGAGGGTGGTTATTTCAACTATATCATGGAAAATCTGTATAAAGATGGGTATATTGATGGGATTATACTTGTTCCCATACTGGGAGAGGTGCAAAAGAAAATCAAATATACCAATTCACTACAGATAACACCGAACGGGATTGAGTATCTGATAGATGGCTACATGATGGAAAAAACAAAGAAATTTTTGAAAACGGCAACTGAGCTGACAGGCATCGTCAAATGACGGTGCTTTTTCATTTGTCGGGTTGGTCAAGACGTAAAACCGCAACACCCAAACAATCATGTGTGAGTGAACACGTAAAAAACGTAATTGAAAGGATGGATAGTAACATGACAAGAAAACAGTTGGAAGATTTGAGTTTGACAAAGGAACAGGTTGACACAATCATGAGTATCAACGGTGGAGACATCGAAAAGGCAAAGTCAGAGGTCGCAAACCTGAAAACGGAAAACGAATCCCTCACAAAACAGCTCGGTGACCGTGACAAGCAGATTGATACCCTGAAAAAATCAGCCGGCGATAACGAAGATTTGAAGAAACAAATTGAGAGTTTGCAGGCTGACAACAAAGCACAGGCAGATGCCCATGCGAAGGAGATGCAACAGTTGAAAGTAGATGCGGCAGTCGAAAAGGCGTTGACGGATTCGGGTGCATTAAATATCAAGGCAGTGAGGGCATTGCTGGAGCTGTCCGATGCAAAATTATCCGATGATGGTACAGTCAACGGACTTGCAGAACAAATTGAAAAGTTAAAAACAGATGACGGTTCAAAGTTCATGTTTAAAGCGGCAGACGCACAACAGACCTTTACGGGATTTCAGCCGGGCAACTCCACAACGGTTCCTGATTCCAAACAAGCCGGATATGAATCAAGACTTGCTGAGGCAAGGAAGAACGGCAATCAGTTGGAAGTCATCAAAATCAAACAGGAAGCCTATGAGGACAACGGCACTGTTTTAATTTAACGAAAAAAGAAAGGAAAAGGTGACAAATTATGCCACAAATAACAGGTACTGGTAATACTTTTAATTTACCAAACTATGCCGGTGATTTATTCACCGCATCCCCCACACAGACACCATTTTTATCCATGATTGGTGGTTTGTCCGGTGGAAAACAGACAGACAACTATGAGTTTCAGACGGGCGTTGTTTATGATCTCCCGGAGGCAACGCAGCCGGATATATCCGAGACTGCATCTGTGAAAGCACCGACAGCGTCACACATTGCGAGAAGTCAACAGACAAACGTCATCCAGATTCATCAGGAAACCATTGATTTGACCTATGCAAAACAGTCAAACAGTGGCAGACTGTCCGGGTTAAACAGTGCAAATCAGACTGCAAACCCAAATGATGAAAAGGCATGGCAGATTCAACAGAAGTTGGTCAAGATTGCCCGTGATGTGGAGTATTCGTTCCTCAATGGTACTTACCAGAAGACGGAAGATGGCAGCACTTCCAACAAGACAAGAGGAATGTTGGAACTTTGTACGTCTGACGCAGGCACCTCCATTGATGCGAAGAGTGCTGCACTGAGCAAGGAGTTACTTGACCAGTTGTTCCGTGAAATGGCAGATAACGGTGCCGCATTTGGAAATATGGTGCTTTTCTGCAATTCCTACATCAAACAGGCAATCACGAATCTGTATGCCGATTTCTTCAAGGCACAAATGCAGATGACACAGAATATTGCCGGAATGAACATTGTGCAGATTGAAAGTGATTTCTGCAAAGTGGGTATTGCGTTTGACCCATTCATCAAATCAGATTCTATCCTGATTGCAGATGTTTCACAGATTGCACCGGTATTTCAGCCGGTACCCGGCAAGGGTAACTTCTTTGAGGAACCACTTGCAAAAGAGGGTGCATCCGATAAGATTCAGATTTATGGTCAGATTGGATTGGCACACGCCCCTGCATTTCTTCACGGTGCCATCACAGGGTTAGAGGTGAAATAAGAATGGAAGGTGATTGACTATGTTTACAGTAAAAAAGCCACCATTGACACCTAATATCGTATGGGATGCCGAGAATGGGACTGTACTTTGCAGATTCCAAAAAGGCATCATGGAAACGAATGACAGAGCATTGGTTGAAAAACTAAGGGCGATGGGTTACGAGGTGGATGGTGAGACGGAAACAGAGCCGAAAAAAAGAACCAGAAAAACACCTGACGGACAAGGTGGGTGATTGCGATGTTTGACGTTGACGCATTGAAACAGAGATTATCTTCGTTCGGGTATGAGGTCAAGGATGACGATGAGGTGTCCTTGACCTTTTGTCTTGAAAAAGTCCGAAGTACAATCAAAAACGAAGTGAATTGGCAGGATGTTCCGGAAGGTCTGGAGCATGTTGCCACAGATATGGCAGTTGGTGAATTTCTTCTTGCGAAAAAGACTTTTGCCCCAGATGACCTGACTACACTGGATTTGAGTGCAGCGGTGAAAGACATCAAAGAGGGGGATTCCTCCGTATCTTTTGCCGTCGGTGATGCAAGCCAAACCCCGGAACAACGATTGACCACTTTTATCAATTACCTTTTGACCTACGGCAAAGAGCAATATGCTTCTTTCAGGCGGTTGAAATGGTGAATGCCGTGGATATTGCCAAGAAAGTGCTTGAGGGCACCTATGACGGTGTGGCGACCGTTATTGAACACCAGAAGGTAAGAGACGAAGGAACAAAGTTAACGGGGTACGAAGATGTGACGGTATTGGAAGGTCAGCCGTGCCGGTTATCATTTTCGAGCATTAAAACGGCGGTACAAAGTGAATCTGCGGCAAGTATTTCACAAACGATAAAGTTGTTTCTGTCACCGGATGTTACAATAAAGCCGGGTTCAAAGATAACAGTCACACAGTCAGGTGTAACAAACGATTACACTTGCAGCGGCGTACCGGCTGTATATCGTACCCATCAGGAAATCATGCTTGACTTGTTTGAGGGTTGGGCGTAATGGCAAAGATGGGCGGTTTTAACGCTAGTGACTTGAGGCGGTTTCAACAGAATCTAAATAAGCTTCAAAATGACACGCAGATGAGTGATTATTTTGAAGCATGTGCAAAAGAACTTGCTGCGAGACTGTTGGCAAAAGTCAAAAAAAGAACGCCTGTGGGGGATTATCCAAAAGAATCCGGGAAAAAAGGCGGAACACTCCGAAGGGGATGGACAGTAGGGGAGATAAGAAAAGAAGGTCACATGTACATCATTGACATTACAAACCCTACAGAATACGCAAGCTACGTGGAATACGGTCACAGGACACGAAACCATAAAGGATGGGTAAACGGTCGGTTTATGATGACCATATCAGAGCAGGAACTGGAGCAGATTGCCCCGAAGGTGCTTGAAAATAAGTTGAAAAAGTTTTTAGGGGGTGCATTTCAATGATAAATTCAATCGTTGCAGGAATCAGCACCGCACTATATGACACATTTGGCGAGAAATACGAAATATTCGGCGAGAAAATAGAGCAAGACTTGAAAGAGCCTTGTTTTTTTATTTCCTGTCTGAGTCCGAGCCATACACAGTTTCTAGGTAAACGATATTTCAGAACAAACAATTTTTGTATTCAGTATTTTCCTGAGACAGACACAAAACGTGAATGCTGGGAAGTTGCTGAGAGCATGGAGGATTGTTTGGAGATTATTCATGTTGATGGTCTGCTATGGCGTGGCACAAAAATGCATTATGAAGTCGTAGACGGCGTTTTAAATTTCTTCGTGAATTATGACACATTTATACAAAAAACTGAGGATGAAACGCTAATGGATGATGTAAGTATCACAGAAATGGCAGATATGAAAGGTTAGGTGAAAAAATGGCAGCAAAGACGAAAGAAGATGTTGTCCAGAAGGTACAGTCATCTGAGTTCACAAAAGAACAGATTGTGCAGTCTGACAAGTATGCCAATCGAAAGGATTTAGTGGATGCCTTGCTGGAAGATGACAAAAAGTACACTTTTGAAACTGTTGACAATGAAATTGAAAAATTTTTGAAAGGTAAGGTGAAAAACTAATGGCATTAGGTGGTGGAAACTGGATTTCACAGAATAAAGAGTTGCCTGGCACGTACATCAACAATGTAAGCCTCGCAAGTGCTACTGCTACACTGTCAGACCGTGGTATCTGCACGATGCCGCTTGAATTGGACTGGGGTGCAGATGACAAGGTGTTCACCGTAACGAGTGAGGATTTTCAGAAAAACAGTCTTTCCTTGCTTGGATATGCGTACACCGATGAGCGTTTAAAGGGGCTGCGT